AAAAACAATGGTAGTAATTAAAAAGCGTAACAATGTCATTCCTGTAGAGTTTGGAGACTTTACACTGGAATTTCTTGCCAACGATAAGAATATCCACAATATGGAAGCGGTTGGTAAGAAGCTTCAAAAAGAGGGAGAAAAAGTAGCAAACACAGAAGATGAAAAAGCCTTTGATGCTTTGCAAGGTATGGTAAAAGCATCATGGATTGATTTATTTGATGAGGATGCATATAACAAGGTCTATGCTTACTCAAATGAGTCAACGATTGATACTATGATCTACCTGCTTGAGGTTATTTCTGGAGTTGTCAACGAATGGGGACAACGTAACAACGGAGACGCTCTCAAAAAGTATCTAGGTGACTGATATGCTGGATTTATCAAGGAAATTGACAGATGAGTTAGTCCTTGGTGATGACGTGTACCCCATGAACATAGCTTTTAACAAGGTTTTAAAAGTCATGGAACTTATCAATGATGATGAATTTGAAGACATCTACAAGCCTTATCTAGCTATTCAGATTTTTACAAATGTTGACTTTACAGAGGTCTTAGCTCCTGAACAAGCAACAGCAATCTTTAAGTTGATTTTTGAGGAACACATCAGAATAGTTCCAGCTAAAGACAGCGCTCCAGTATTAGATCTGGCAGGCAATCCAATCAAGAGCAAGATACGATCTCAAAGTCAATCAGAGGACGGAGAGCGCCTCTTTAGTTTGAAGTATGATGCTGAGTACATTTACTCATCATTTCTACAGGCTTATGGTATTGACCTGATTGACGCTCAGAACAGCCTACACTGGAAAAAATTTAACGCCCTCTTAAATGGGCTTCCCAGTGATACTAAGTTTGCTGAGGTGCTGAAAATACGCTCTTACAAGCCACAGAAAGGCGATAGCAAAAAGTACAAGGATAGTATGAGGCAACTCAAAAAAGAGTATGCACTACCCAAAGATTTTGACTACTAATCAGGAAAGGAGAAAAAACTATGGCAGATGGTTCAGTTACTATCAAGGTTGATTTAGATGGTTCCGACGCTCAATCAGGTGTAGGAAAACTAAAGACTTTGTTAGGTGGAGTAGAGAATGCAGGCTCAAAAGTTGGGTCTGTTTTTAAGTCGGTCCTTGGAGCTAATATTGTTAGTAGTGCTCTTATTTCTGGTGTTCAACAACTAGGCGGTGCTATTAAAGGTGTATTTTCCGCGGCTATTGACGAAGGCGCAAAATTAGAGCAATCCATTGGTGGTGTTGAAACTTTGTTTAAAGGTTCTGCCGATAAAGTCAAGGCTTATGCAGATCAAGCATTCAGGACAGCAGGTCTATCAGCTAACGAATACATGGAAAATGTTACTAGTTTTTCTGCCAGTCTACTTCAATCTCTCGGGGGAGATACAGAAAAAGCAGCGGATGTAGCCAATCGTGCAATGATTGACATGTCAGATAATGCAAATAAGATGGGTACTAATATGGAGTTAATCCAGAATGCCTATCAAGGTTTTGCTAAAGATAATTTCACGATGTTGGATAATTTAAAGCTTGGTTACGGTGGTACTAAAACGGAAATGCAACGGTTAATCAAGGACGCTGCGGCTATGAAAGATGTTCAGGAAGAACTTAATGTCGCTGTAGAAGATGGAGATATGTCGTTCGGAAACATGGTGAACGCTATATCTGTTATGCAAAAGCATCTTGGCATAGCTGGAACAACCGCAAAAGAAGCATCAACTACCTTAAGCGGTTCTTTAGCTTCTATGAAAGCATCTTGGACTGATTTGCTTGGAAAAATTGCTCTTGGAAAAGATATAGGACCTGCTTTGAAAAATTTAGTTTCTACAACATCTACTTTTTTGCTAGGAAATTTTCTTCCTATGGTTGGGAACATTATGAAGCAACTTCCTAAAGCAATTAGTGGAGCGCTTGCTGAAGCTGGACCACAGTTAGAAAAAGGTTTTAAATCATTATTTTCAAATTTAGGAATAGATACAAGCATCTTCGATGTAGTAAAAGATACTTTTAGAGATATTACTGTAACATTTGAAACTTTATTCAGCACGCTAACTAGCAAATCTAACGGCTTTAATAATGTAATTGAAGGCGTGGGAAATATAATCAAAGTAGTCAATTTCGCTATTCAGGATTTAGCAAGAGCGTTTCAATTGGCATTAGAAGCATTCGCTGAAACTGGTGCAATCCGTAATGTTTATAGTGCATTTAAAGAATTGACAGAAGCAGCGCTTGATTTATCTGAGAAGTTAGCTGATGCAATTCCTTGGGATGTTGTCGGTGCTGCTGCAGGGCATATTGTCAATGCTATTTCTATGATCGTTTCTTGGATAGCCAAACTATCAAAGTCAATCAGTGGCGATGTTTGGCGTGGACTAGTAACAGGAATCGGTGGAGCGCTAGTTGCATTTAAAGCCTTTAACTTTTTGAAATCCTTTAATCCATTCAAATTCTTTAAGAAGAATGCTACAAGCGAGACTAGCGGAGTGACTTCTGTTGTTCAGAGTGCTAGCAATGGAATTGTTTCGACTATCAAAACTCTTGGGCAGAGCATTTCGATTGCAGCTAAAGGGATTGGGCAAGGTATAGGGATAGCTTTTCGTGGGATTGGCCAAGGATTGGCTATGGTCAACCCTGCCACTATTGCAGCGTTAGCAGTCCCTATCTTAGCGCTTGGTGTCGCCTTTGCCATAATGGGTACACAAGGTCAAGGCATAGCTGCTATCTTGCAAGGTTTAGGTAGCGTAATTATCAGCGTTGGGACAGCTATTGGTCAGATTTTAAATATGGCATTACAAGGGCTTGCTCAAGCTTTAGTCATTGTAGCTCCTGTATTGCCTATCATTGCGTCATCATTTGCTGTATTAACTCCGGTCATAACAGCATTCGGAACAGCGTTAAGTCAGGTGATAACCGCATTAAGTGCAGGTATAGCTCAAATAGCTACAGCAGTTACACCTATTATTGAAATTTTAGGAGGCGTATTTACCACAGTAGTAGAAATTGTATCTAATGCTATTGTGCAAATTGTTCAGGCATTAGCTCCATTTATGCCGGCCGTTTCTGAGATGGTTCAAGCGGTAGCTCCAGTAGTACAGTCTATCATTGAGGCATTTACAAATCTAGTAAATCAAATTAGTCCGATTATATCGAATATAACTAATTTGTTTAAGACGTTAGGAGAACAGATTACCAATATTTTAGACAGTGCTAAAGGTGTCATTGAGAGCTTTGGTGGCGCTGTTCGTAATATCTTGGACGGTATAGCTGGAATATTTGACTCAATCGGGAACGCCGCTCTAAACGCTGGCAAAGGTTTTAAATTACTAGCTGAAGGCGTCGTAATGATCACTAAAACCAACCTTGCCGATATGGCCGCCTCTCTTGCAGCAGTTGCGGTAGGAGTTGGTGCTATATCGGCCGCTAGCGGAGGAATGGCAAGCGCTGGAAACGGTATGAAGTCACTTGGACAAGGTTTAATGCTTGTTAGCACGTTTGGTACATCTGCTATGACAGTTTTAACAACATTGCAAAACACCCTGACATCACTACCAGCTACGTTGACTACAACAGCAGCAAGTTTCGCTACATTTACAGCTCAAGCTGTTGCAGGTTTGGCAGGCTTATCAGCTATAAATGCACCAATCACATCATTTAGATCACAGATAGCAGCTATTTTACCAGCATTAGCAATGGCTATTACAGCATTTGCTCAATTAGGATCATTATCATCTGTTGTATCAAGTCAATTAACGATGATAGCAACAGGCATACAAACTGTCACAACTGCATTTGCTACATTACCAGGGCAAATCCAAAACGCTATGCAGACAGCTCTAACAGCTATTATCAGTGTTGGCTTACAAATGCAGATGCAAGGTAGATTAATCGGCATTAGGACTGTACAGAATATGTCTCAGGGGCTCATCAGCGGCCAAGGACAATTGATGTCTGCTATGTCTGCACTCATCAATGCAGCAAGAGCTGTAGGTATGTCTGGTGTTGGTGTGATGCGCTCTGTCGGAGCTTATATTGGTCAAGGGTTAGCCCAAGGTATGCTGTCTTCTTTAGGAGCTGTAACAGAAGCAGCTAATGCCCTTGTCGCTCAAGCAGAGAGAGCAGCACAAGCTAAAGCCAAAATTCACTCACCATCAAGACTATTCAGGGATAATGTAGGGCGCTATATTGCCCAAGGTATCGCTGTAGGTATTGAGCAAAACACCTCTGATGTGACCGATAGCTTAGCCTACGTTCAAAAAGAAATGTCAGCCTTTAAGTTTGGCGCTGAGGAGTTGCTAGGACTTGGTAACGGTTCTCTATCTAGTCAGTTTAAGCTCAAATCTATTATGGAACGAGCTGAAACAAGTCGAATTGAGATTGTTAGGGAGCAAGCAAATCAAGAACTTACTAAGGCTCTTGAAATTGCTGAAAAAGCTGTGAAACGACCTGTCAACATGGTACTAGATGACGGAGCCTTGGTTGCTAAAATCGGCAAACCAATGACCGATTATCAAAATGACAAATTACTATTAGATAACATGATGAGAGGAATAACGTAATGGACACAATCATCTATAACAATCATGACCTATCTGAGGTTATCCGGATAATCGAGGTTATCCGACCAGTCGGAAATGAGAGGAGTGTCACGACAAATG